CTGAACACCGAGTCGGCTAATGTCACTTCAGGAAACGTGGGATCACTCAACGTCTTCACGGGAGCGAACGTGACCCAACTCACAGTTTCGGGACTTTCGAACCTTTTCAGTGCCAACGCAGTGACACTGAACACCGCCTCAGCTAATGTCACTTCAGTAAACGTGGGATCACTCAATGTCTTCACGGGAGCGAACGTCACCCAACTCACAGTTTCGGGACTTTCGAACCTTTTCAGCGCGAACGTAGTGACCCTGAATACCGAGTCGGCAAACGTCACTTCAGGAAACGTCGGATCGCTCAATGTCTTCACGGGAGCGAACGTCACTCAGCTCACAGTTTCGGGACTTTCTAACCTTTTCAGTGCCAACGCAGTGACCCTGAACACCGCCTCAGCGAACATCACTTCAGGAAACGTGGGAACACTCAATGTTTACACATCTGCTAATATTTTTACTGCTAATTTGGTGACTGCCAATATTGCCAACATTTTTACAACAAATATCGTTGGTTTTGTGGGTTCACAATGGACGAGCATCGGAGCGACCTCAATTTACTATGTTCCTCAGGTTGGGATAGGGTCATCCAGCGCACCAACAGCCAATCTTGTGGTGACGGGGAACTTGTATGTAACGAGTAACATAACGACGCCAGTGGCTAATTTGACAACTACAGCCAATATAGCAACTGCTAATATTCTCGATTTGAATGTTTACACAAGTGCTAATATTTTTACTGCTAATTTGGTGACTGCAAATATTGCCAACATTTTTACAACAAATATCGTTGGTTTTGTGGGTTCACAATGGACGAGCATCGGGGCGACCTCAATTTACTATGTTCCTCAGGTTGGGATAGGGTCATCGAGCGCACCGACTGCAAACCTTGACGTGACGGGGAATTTGTATGTAACGAGTAACATAACGACGCCAGTGGCTAATTTGACAACTACAGCCAATATCGCAACTGCTAATATTCTATTCGCAAACGTTGTTACAGGTATTTATTCAGCCGCATTTAGCGGAGGAACTTTCCAAGGATCAACCGTGAGCGGAACAACCATCACAGCCTCGACGGGATTCACGGGAGCTGCCTTCACTGGTGGGACTTTCCAGGGAACGACTATCACCGGTACGACAATTGCGGCAAGTACGGGATTCACAGGAGCTGCTTTCACGGGTGGAACTTTCCAGGGAACAACCATCACCGGTACGACAATTGCGGCAAGTACGGGATTCACGGGAGCTGCTTTCACGGGTGGGACATTCCAGGGAACAACCATCACCGGTACGACAATTGCGGCAAGTACGGGATTCACGGGAGCCGCCTTCACAGGAGGGACTTTTGCGGGAACCACATTTGCAGCCTCCACGGGATTCACAGGAGCTGCTTTCACCGGTGGAACTTTCCAAGGGTCGACTATCACCGGTACGACGATTGCAGCAAGTACGGGATTTACGGGAGCCGCCTTTAACGGCGGGACTTTTGCAGGAACCACCGTAAGTGGCACAACATTCACAGCAAGTACGGGATTCACAGGAGCCGCCTTCACAGGAGGGACTTTCAGGGGAACGACCATCACAGCCTCCACGGGATTCACGGGAGCTGCCTTTACGGGAGGGACTTTCCAGGGATCAACTATCACTGGTACGACAATTGCGGCAAGTACGGGATTTACAGGAGCCGCCTTTACGGGAGGGACTTTCCAGGGATCAACTATCACTGGTACGACAATTGCAGCAAGTACGGGATTCACGGGAGCCGCCTTTACGGGAGGGACTTTCCAGGGATCAACCGTGAGCGGAACAACCATCACAGCCTCGACGGGATTCACGGGAGCCGCCTTCACAGGAGGGACTTTCAGGGGAACGACCATCACCGCCTCCACGGGATTCACGGGAGCTGCCTTCACAGGAGGCACCTTTTATGGCTCATCCGTCACTTCAACTGGTGACGTGGTTGCTTATGCATCAGATGATCGTCTCAAGACCAGACTCGGAAACATCCCGAGCGCTATTGAGAAGGTCAAATCCCTGAACGGATTTATATTTACGTGGAATTATGTGGCGAATTCGTACGGGTACAGCGACCTCGAGCAACATGTGGGGCTCAGCGCTCAAGAAATTCAGGCGGTCCTGCCCCAAGTGATTCGCCCTGCGCCTTTCGACAACGGGACCACTGGAAACAATTACATGACTGTCCAGTACGAAAAGGTGGTTCCTTTGCTTGTGGAGGCGATCAAGGAGCAGGCAAAGCAGATTGAGGAACTCAAGGAACTGTGTGCCACTGTGCTATCCCGCCAATAGGCGAGCCAGCTACGTACTCGGCAAGGACTGAGGTTCCATCCTTTTTGTGGTGACTTCTTCCATTGAAATGAACAAACCAGGCTTGACACGTATCCAGGACTGACCAGCGAATACCCGTTCCAGTCTGGAACATAACTTGACCATTATCCAGACCAATTTTCAAATCTTTGCACCGCAGGAAAAAATCGTGAACATACCCTTGATCGTCGTGATTCAGGCGATACTGGTCCCATTCAAGCATCCTCTTGATTGCCCATGCGTATCCTGCAAATGTTCCCGAATTAGGGAATCGGTAGGGACACTCAGGAACTGCGGGAGGAAACTGGTAGGCGATCCAGGGGTTCGGCCAACAGTACACCTCAGCACTAAAAATTATATCAGCCGCAGTTTCTTTGAATTTTGTTTCAAAATTAGTAAGGTCTGTCCGTCTCTGTACAACGTCGTACCCATCCACGAATATCAAAACTTCTTGGGGGTCAGCTGTTTCCACATATTCCTTGAAAGCTTCAAACTTTGAAAAAAGATCAATGTACTTTTTTCCAAGTCCGATATTTACGTATTCGCTTTTTAGACCAATAATTTGAGAGGGGTCATCTCCAAATGTAATCAACTTCATTACTTTTGAAAACGTCCACTGTCTTCAAGCCATTTTATAAAGTGACCAACAAATGGTTTGGGACCTGTGTGGACGCAACACATCCTGGGATCGATCCACAATTCAAAACCTAATTTGGAAAGTTTATTGGACATGACGTAATCTTCTGAGAACAGAATTTGATTTTCAATTTGAAGATCAAAAACCATACGTTCGTTTTTAACCATACCGTTTGTATAGGGTTCAGAGGATGCCCAGAGTGACACGAATGCTTTACGTGACAGGCGTAGAAATCCCGTGGCAAGTCCCTCAACTTTCATGAGTCCAGTACGCGAGTCCCCCTGGATGGGTTCTACGAGTCTCACGGCATAAACCTCGGCATCGTCAATCTTTTTGCGATAGACACCGCCCACGACATCAACAGGGTAATCAAGCATCTTAAAAATCCATTCGGGATCCCACTCGATGTCATCGTCTATGAATATGAGATCGTCGCACCCGTTGTTAAGAGCACACGTCAACAGATAGTTGCGACTCTTTTGAACGAGGGCATCGCCTGCAGTGTAACACACCTGTAAATCAAATCCACGCAGCATAGCTTGGCGCATGGTATTCAAAAGGGCTATCGTGTATTTCATGTTTACATCCCCAGTATAAGTTGGTGTGGCTATAAGTACCTTTCTCATTGAATAATAATGTGAGTATTCTTTTAAGATGCCAACAGTCACCAATTTTGGTGATTTAGTTGTCACAGGAAATGTTTTCGTATCTGGAACAGGAATAAGTACCTTTGTGAGCGGTCTCACATTGAGTGGAACGGTCACGGCTCCAACATTTACCGGAACTGCATTCAACGGGTCTTCGTTTGTGGGAGGGACTTTCGCAGGATCTACTGTGAGTGGAACGACAATCACGGCAAGCACAGGGTTCACGGGAGCTTCCTTTACAGGGGGGACTTTTGCGGGAACCACATTTGCAGCCTCCACGGGATTCACAGGTGCCGCCTTTAACGGAGGGACATTTGCAGGATCTACTGTGAGTGGAACGACCATCACAGCCTCTACAGGATTCACGGGAGCTGCATTCACTGGCGGGACCTTCCAGGGATCAACTATCACAGCCTCCACGGGATTCACGGGAGCAGCCTTTACCGGTGGAACCTTCCTGGGAACAACTATAAGCGGCACAACAATCACAGCCTCCACGGGATTCACGGGAGCTGCCTTCACGGGTGGGACGTTCCAAGGGTCGACTATCACCGCTACGACAATTGCAGCAACTACTGGATTCACAGGAGCTGCCTTTACGGGAGGGACTTTCCTGGGAACAACTATTACAGGTACGACAATTGCAGCCTCTACGGGATTCACGGGAGCTGCTTTCACCGGTGGAACTTTCCAAGGGTCGACTATCACCGGTACGACGATTGCAGCAAGTACGGGATTCACGGGAGCTGCCTTTACGGGAGGGACTTTTGCAGGAACCACCGTAAGTGGCACAACATTCACAGCAAGTACGGGATTCACGGGAGCTGCCTTCACTGGTGGGACCTTCCTGGGAACAACTATCACCGGTACTACAATTGCGGCAAGCACTGGATTCACGGGAGCTGCCTTCACTGGAGGGACTTTCCTGGGAACAACTATTACAGGTACGACAATTGCAGCCTCTACGGGATTCACGGGAGCTGCCTTTACGGGAGGGACTTTCAAGGGATCAACTATCACTGGTACGACAATTGCAGCCTCCACGGGATTCACGGGAGCTGCCTTTACGGGAGGGACTTTCCTGGGAACAACTATTACAGGTACGACAATTGCAGCCTCCACGGGATTCACGGGAGCTGCTTTCACGGGTGGGACCTTTTCAGGTACTACGATAACTTCAAGTGGAACTATTTCAGGACTTTTTCTATCTGCTGGATCGAGTGGCGTAAGTTCCGTAGGGGACGTGGTTGCGTTTGCGTCTGATGATCGTCTCAAGACAAAACTTGGAAACATCCAAGGTGCTCTTGAGAAGGTCAAGGCGCTGAACGGGTTCCAGTACAAGTGGAACGATTTAGCACAAGGCATGGGTATGGACGATAATATACACGTAGGTCTGAGTGCTCAAGAGGTTCAGAAGATTCTACCGGAAGTTATCCGCCAAGCCCCTGTGAATAACGAATACCTTACAATTCAATATGACAAATTGGTCCCTCTATTAATTGAGGCTATCAAAGAGCTGAGTAACCTTGTTTAATTTCTAATATAAAATTAGATGGAATCAACTCGGCTGATCTTTGCAGATTCAAGAAGCAGAAATGCCATTTTGTATCCTTCCGGAAATTCATACACCTTACACTTAACAACTCCCATAAAGAATGTGACTCGGGTCGATCTTGTCAGTACACGAGTGCCAAATACCATGTACAATCTCACAAACGGTTCAAACGTACTAACAGTAGGATCGTCAAATATCTCTTTAAATCAAGGATTTTACTCAGCTGGCTGTCTCACGGCTGCTATAACTGCTGCTGTGAATAATGCATTTTCTATGAGTTATCTCTCGAGTGAAGGACATTTCTTACTTTCAAATACTAATATTTTCCAATTTAGAATCAATTCATCCGAACTATCTAATCTCATGGGAATTCCTCAGACTACATTATTTACTTCAAAACCGGCAACTTCACTGGATCCGTGCCTACTAGGTCAGTCCATATTCAAGTCGAATACTTTGATTCACATGAATTCAAATGAATACATCTTTCTCGACATTGATGAACTCAAGACACCTAGTCACATCGATGCAAAGGCTTTGACAGGAACGACGGGGACAGTCAGTGGTTCAAACATTAACAGAGCTTTTGCACCAATTATGATGGATGTTTCGTCTGGCGGTATGAAAATTTATCATGAAAATTCAGATTATACGGTATCTGTGGCGTATCCAGAACCCATTAACAGTCTCCAGCGCTTGACAGTCAACTGGTACGATACAAATGGAAAACTACTGAATTTCAGAGGGTCTGATAATCATGCATTTATTCTGAGGGCGCATGTTCTGGAAGATGACGTAAGACGCCTACCACCTCCCCCGCCCCTCCAGGATGTGGAAATTAAGAGAATCGTGGAGGCAATGACAATGGTGCCTCCACCACCCCCAGAGAAGAAAACAAAAATCCCCTGGTTGATTATAGTTTTAGTTTTAATTTCTGTATTCGCAGCCTGGAAAACGTTTAGCGGGCAGTCACTGCGTACACGGGCTGAGTTGGCTCCTGGATCTTCACGTTGAAAGCCAGGGTCTTGATTGCCATGTACACGACGATTGCCAGGAGGGTGGTGAACAGCGCACTGAGGACATAGTACTGACCGCCGTTCTTGCCGACCTGGACCACCTGGGAGATGATGAAGCGCACAACGTCCATCCATGCGATGGCGCTGGCGAACGAGAAACCGGCGACGATGGAGTTCAGGGACTGTGACTCCAGCTGAAGAGCGACACTTGAGAGAAGACCAGACATTTACTATGTGATACGAAAAAAAATATCGGAAGGATCCCAAGGCTGAACTTCATCCTTATCATTTTCCTCTTCTTCATAATCTTCTTCATAGACTATGAATGAGTATTTAACCTTTGGCTCGAGTTCTTCTTCATAAGAGTCTTCTGGTTCCATCTAATTTTCTCTCTGTTTGTCTACAGCGGATTTCAACGCACTCTCTGCTGGACTCTCGGGTTCCCATGCGTCCCATGTGTCTGCACACTCGTTCATCTTATTTGCCATGTCGTCTGACCCTTCATACTTGACCCACTCTGGGTCCTCCTCGTCCTCCTCGTCCTCCTCGTCCTCCTCGTCCTCCTCGTCCTCCTCGTCCTCCTCGTCCTCCTCGTCCTCCTCGTCCTCTTCCTCGTCCCAAACTTCGGGGTAAATTGGACCAATCTGTTTACCAATTACATTGCGGGCTGAGTACATGAGTCCCATCCGCATATCCTCTGCAAGAATGACGTCACGCCCACACGCCTTGGCATAGTGGGCTGCAAGAACAGTTGCAGACTCGAGAACAGGTATCATAATATCTATGGCAGCCTTCTCCATTTTTAATTTTAAACCAAAATTAGTTTTAACTGAGGACTCTTGAATTAACCAAAATTAGTGGAAGTTTGAGAATACCACACGGGCTGAATAATCTTTCACTTCAAGAAAGTTGTAATTTATCATGTAAATTTTGATATATCTACTGGTTGGGCTGGGGGTCAGGGTAAACTGAAAAATTTGATTCTTAATCTGTGTCATGTTCACGGCTCCTGATGGTTCATCATAAAGTTCAGGGTCGATACTGAACGAATACATGTAAAAAATTCTACTGGGTATACGTGTATGATACTCGAGTGGCTGAATTACACGGAGGAAGACGGGGAGTCCCACGTCCTTGGAGATGCGTTCGGTCGTATTGAAATTGAGAATGAATTGTTCGAGTTGTTCGAAAGTTGTGCCGTTTGATGTGTAAGTCCCATTTGTTGTGTAATCGTACCCAAGGGCTGAATCATTTTGTAAAACGAAAAAAAATTCCTTCACTGGATTTAAAAACTCGCCTAGACACTGAACCTGATTAACACCTTGGGGTGCAAAAAATTCTTGTCGCTGGACCTGTTCTATAGGATATATCTGAGGTTTTGACTTGATGTGCGCTATTTCTGCATCAGATATATACGTATATTCCGTGTCTAAATATGCATAAAATGGAGCTACTATATTCACAGATGGAAAGGTAAAGAGTGTCGAGGGATTCCATACGATGCGAAACGTCACATCCTCTTTGAATGCGCAGAGTGGAAGACCGCGTCTGAATACGTAAAATGGCAGAGGAATTGTATAACTTGCGTTTACAGGAACGGGTTGAATGAGATATTTACCAATAAGATTCTGGAGTGCTCTCTGTTTTCCTGTTGAAACTGTTAAATCAAATTTTAGTTCAAGGTATTCTCCGTAAATTCTCTCGACGAGTTCAGATCCTATATACAACTCTACGTATTGAATCATAAGGGTTCCAACTGAATCAAGAACCTGCACTGCAGCACCCAGTGCGGGCGGGAAAACCTTGAGGTACATGTTTGTGATGAGATCACCGGCTCTTGGAAGCACGAGTTCCTTCTCAGAACCAAAAATAACTGTGTTATCGGCTGGAAATTGCACCCTGATTACTCGGGATGAAAAAAGGGACTGACCAACATATTTTTCGACAAAATATGTCACTTCCGGGTCTGCACTCAGATAAATATCTTCTTGTCCGAGGTAGGACAAACTGGCTCTTCCTGCCATTTCTAGTACATTCTGGGATTAAAAAACCAGTCGCACAGCGACTTCCATAGGAACTGACTAGAAATCGTTCGAGTTGAACATGAGTCCGGCGATGCCATCCTTTATTCTTAGAATATTGTAATTTATTCCTATAACTCTCAATTCTTTTTTAGTTGCGTATGACGCTGTATTAAGTTGAATAAAAATATCACGAATACGACTAAAGTTTACTTGACCATAAGGTCGAGGCGTATTTGTCTGATTTGTAAAGGAGTACATGTAAAAGTTTCTGGTTGGATAATTTGTGTAATGGTCGAACGGTTCAATAGAATTGAGGTACAGTGCATCCGTCACATCTGCAGTGAAAGCCTCGGATGCGTTAAAATTCATAGCCAAACTATTTAGATCTGAATAATCATAAGGTGTGGTTCCATCGAGTTGTAGAATAAAAAAGAGTTCACGGATTGGATTTATAAATTCCAGGTTGAAAATTGCCGATGTAAATTGAGGAGCCAACTGGAATTTTTGATACTGACACTGTTGAATTACATAATCAATTTGGGACTTTTTGAACCAATTAATTTCGGGATCGGCTAAATAAACATATTCTGTAATAATTGTTGCAATCAGGGGTTCAATTATGTTATATGTATTTACGGCTGTCAATTCTTGAAGATTTCTGAATGTAATGTGAACCTCGACGTCTTGTCTACCCAATGAAACGAGTGGCAAATAAAGACCGGGATTTTGATAAAAATAGAACGGAAGGTTTGTGAAATAGGTTCTTCCCGGGGGGTAAATCTGACTTGTTGTATCATATTTTCCAGTAAGCAGCTTGAGTCCAGGTTGATTTTCGTAAGGTACATACAGATCATTGTAAATTTCAATAAATTCTCCTGTGAGCGTCTGAACCGTCTGTCCACCAATGACTAAATCTGCGCGATCTATGAGCCATGTCCCGACCGAGTCGTAATAATTATAACTGACCGTGGGAATCACGTTTGAAGCGACGGGATAAACTGAAATGTAAGTATTCGAAAAAATATTTGTGGTTGAACCCACTTGATCAGTTGTTATAGTGATGGGAACATCCGTAGCAGTCTGAGTCACACGATGAGGCACGGTGACTGTAATTTGAGGAAAAAGACCGCCAATGCTAAAATTGTAAGTGGTGGTACCAAACGTGATACTTTTGACGTTATCAGATGACGAAAGTACAGCTGTTAACATGTACGTGGCAATGTTCGAAAACTGAAGATTTCCGGTCGTTGGATTAACTGATATAATTGCGGAGTTTGTTCCCGCTGGAAGACTGTAATTTGTTGTAAAATTCAGGGGGGTATTAGACCCTATGGATTGAACTTGAGCCGAAGGCTGAAGTAAGATGCCGTTGTTGGAAAGCACAGTCTCGTACCCCGTATATGTTTGAGCCCCTATTTGAGTCACTGTGTAATAGGATGTGTTCAAAATTGTTATAGACGATGTAGAATAAATATTTGTGAAATACTTTAGGGTCGTACTTGTTACCACTATGGGCATGCTGAACGCTATGGTAGGATCACGCCCCTGCAGACTCAAGGTTGTGTAAGCGTAATCTGGGATTTGCGAAGTCACGTTCCATACTGAAACATTTGCTACATAATTTTGAGGAGATTGTGCAAGATAAATAACACCAGAAAGCATCCATGTTCCAGGTGAACTAAATATCATCGAGTGATCAGAACCAAGTGTTACCGTTGTGTTTTGAGGCGTAACTATATTTCCAAAAAATGGAACTATATTACTTGAAACTGGTGTATTTGTATTAAACATGTACAAATCATCGACAGGGGTGACTGTCAAGTAAGTTCCAGGTGTAAATTGAGTTACAATAGACGTTGTATTTGCGTAAAAATAGTACGTATTTGATGTGCTTGCTACGACGAAGGGCATCAAAAGAGGCATAGAAGGGTCTGGCGAAACACGGAAATCACAGGAGTAAGCAAATTGAGGCACGATTGGAATTCCGTTTGGGTAGATACTTTCATTTGGATCGGAACCATAAGAAATATTGAGAACTGAACCTGTACCCAATGAAAATGCTGCGCGGACCATATAAAATCCCGCATTTGTAAACTTGAGTCGACCATTAAATGTTACGGAGTAGGTTGAGACCGTGTCCTGATTTGCCCAATTGGCAAAATTTATAAAACTCTGAGTAGCTCCTGGTATAGAATAACTCACGGGAAGATTCAAAAAAATACTGGTTCTTGTATTCACGAGGGGTAACCCTGTACTTTGAATCCAACCCGCCTGTTGAAGGGTAAAATCAGATTGACGAGTTGAAACTACGTTTGAAATGTAGTTTGCAGCCAGATTTGATGTTGAGATACTATTCGCAAACGCATTTGTTAATGAAGTTCCAGTTCCTACTGTATAAACTAAATTTGAAGAGTTTGTAGGAGAAACGGTACCCACCTTGGGGTCGAGTCCCCAAAATACTCCCCCCTGATCCACCTCGAGCGTCGCGCAATTTGAAAAAATAAATTGATTGAGGGCGTTTGAATAACTCACAAAACTTGCAAGAGTCGAAGAAATCCACGAAGTCTGATTGAATGTTGAATAGTATGTGATTCCCTGATATGGAAGACTAAAGTAGGTTCCATTGATGAGTATGTGAGGGTCATTATTTATCGATGCAATTATGTCCCACGCCCAAAAATTACCAGGGTCAAAGAGTGTCGGTAATTCAACTTTGAGTGTGAGCGCTCGTATAAGATCTCCTTTAGGAGGGATCCTACAAATGTTATTTTGACCATAGACAACTTGCTGATTTTGAAATGAAATATCATAGGCTTCAAGTACAAAGGGGGTATGACGCTTATAAACCCCTGAAAAATACGTCACTTGAGGCGAACCCGTGAGATATGCGTCCTGTTGCCCAATTGCAGCCAGCTGGATATAGCCAGCGGACATCTCTAATAAAGGAAAACATTAGTTTCCGCGCACGCACCCGCGTCTCAGCTCACTCTGAATTTTGATCACACAAATTAGAGGATGAGTCAGTTGCAACTCAGGCGATTTGACCCATCAAAAATAGGTGATGATAAGGTTTGTGTTTTTATAGGGAAACGTGGGACGGGTAAATCGACTCTTGTTACAGACATTCTCTGGCACAAAAAACATATACCAGCGGGAATTGCCATGTCAGGAACTGAAGATGGAAATGGACACTATAAACAATTTATTCCTGATCTGTTCGTTTATGGCGAATACAGAAAGGATGCTGTTGAAAAGCTACTCGAGAGACAGCACAGGCTCGTCAAGAGTCTGGGCAAGGACAAAGCCCCTTCCGTATTTCTGTTGATGGACGATTGCATGTACGATAAAGCCTTCATGAGAGACGACTGCATGCGCCGGCTTTTCATGAACGGTCGCCACTGGAACATCTTCTTCATGCTGACGACCCAGTACTGCATGGACATGCTTCCGTACGTTCGCACCAACGTGGACTATGTGTTTGCTCTCCGTGATAACGTCAGGCAGAACCGTGAAAACCTTTACAAAGCTTTTTTCGGAGTTTTCCCGACATTTGATCAGTTTTGTCAGGTTATGGATTCTTGCACTGAAAACTACGAGTGTATGGTTCTTGATAATACATCCAAGAGTAATAAGATTTCAGACTGTGTATTTTGGTACAAGTCGCCTGTTCGCAAAAACTTCAGGGTGGGTGGAGCATCCTTCTGGCAGTATCACCAGCGCTTCTACAGTCCACATGCTGCGAGTGGACCACAGGGATCTACGAGTGCACCGAAACGACGGGGTGAAACAGTCGTAGTGAAAAAGTCGCGGTAGCATGCTCCACTTAATTTCCATTTAAAATTCAATAATGGCTGGAGTCATGACATATGATCCGAGTGTAGACAGTATAATGTCAGCAATTCCTTCACAGGAAATCAATTTAAATGAAGAATTAGCTCGTGCAGCTTTGGAGCGTCAGCAGACGAGTCTCCCATCTGGACTTTCTCGCAACTCTAAAGAAGGTGAAAACAAGGCGGGACCTCCAACAGGTCTTTTGAGAATGCCTTTAAATGCGCCTGAAAAAGATATTGTTGAATCTCAAATGGCATCTTTCGCAACACCTATTGACGATATTATGCCAGGTCCAGGACAGATGATGCAGGATGAGATGATGGGGTCCCCCTATGTTCAGGCGCCCCCTCAGAACGGGAAGGCTTCGGGTGGTGATGATGCACCCAAGTCCCGTAGCAAGAACCCATTCGGTCTCCAGGATGATCAGTACCAGGCGCTACTGGCTGGCGTTGCCGCGGTCGTCGCATTCTCCAAGCCAGTTCAGGGCAAGCTTGGAGATATGGTTCCTAAATTTCACGGTCCATCCGGTGAGGTGTCTCTGACCGGTCTGGCTGTGACTGCACTCATCGCAGCCATCGTGTTTTACCTGGCAAAGAAGTACTTGGTGGATGGACAGTAAGACAAAGTCCGAAGGACTTTAGATCCCCTCGATCTAAACTAGGGACACTACGTGTCCCACTTTGTCTCTAGTCCTTCACAGTATCCCCGCAATAGGTGCGAGTCCCTGTGGGTGTATAAACTCCCGCATCTATCGCAATCTTTTTAAGTTTATCAAAATGTTTCCAAAATTTATCAGTATGATCATATTCCGGTACTGACATGTGTGCCAACTCATGAATCAAAACGTACATTGCCGAATTTACATCTCCTCCATCCAGACAGATGTAAATTTCGTACCCTTTATTCACATTAGAACCAATTGGACCGTTGTCCTTGTTCCAATCAATCATGCCCGTGATGATGGAGGGTTTGCAAACGGGGTGCCAAAGTGGGTCTCCTGTGCGACGCAGAATTTCAAGCAAAATCCAGTACTTGTATTTGAGTTCGCTGAGCATTGCAGGTTCTTTATTCACTGAGACTATGTAGACGAGGACGACAAATAACATTACGAAAATTGGAACATATTCCATCTACTATTACACACTTAGATTTTCTTCCGAAATACAAACTTGGAGTAAAGGTCCGAGATGAGCCCGTTCGGCTGGTCGAGCATGGGTCCCCAGTAAATGAGTTCAAAGTCGAGTTCCTCAAGGCGGTTCATCAGCATGTTGGCATCAAGGAGGGGTTCATCGCGTGCGCCATCCGCATAGAAAGGACCGTCAGTCAGCTTGACTGAAAGCCGCCGCCCACCCTGGTAGATGTCGAATATGTTTCCGAGTCGGTCGATGTAGTGACCTCGCTCGTCGGCTATTTTATTAGCTTGGTGATTGTCTGGGGTTATGCCGATGAGAAGCCCTCCGGGTTTTACCGCACACTGAATCGCCTTGATTGAATTCTCAAAATTTTCCATGATGTAGTGAATAGAAAAGTTGTAGCAGACCACGTCAAAGGGACCTGCAAAAGCCGCCTGAATAATAGTTCCATTCCCCAAAAAAAATACTCCAAAGTTCATTTCAATTGCTCTGTTCTCCGCCTCGGTAAGTGATTCGTCATCTGGGTCAATTGCGAAAACTCGCGCACCGACCGCCTTCCACTTGTGCCAGTCGCCTCCACGACCGCACCCACAGTCCAGAACGCTATCACCGCGGTTTACCCATTTCTGAATTAGTTCTCGCTTGCAGTTGTTATGAAGACGACGAAGAGCTTCCATGGTTGATTCTTCAACCAACCACAACCTTATAAGGTGACATGACACGAATTTTCAAATTTACTGCGTTTTGAACTTAAAAAAGAAATGTATAGATAGTTCAATATGGGTTCTCTTGAGCAGGATTATCTAACTGTTCCAGGGCAGTACTTTGCTTGCATTTCATTTGTCGGTCCAGAGCAGCCTCAGAAGAATGAGAAGCTGGGTATGAAGATTCGTGGGTGCTTTTCAACTCGTGATGAGGCTGCATCTCACGCCAAGCGTCTCCAGAAGGAGGATGCGCTCGTGGACATTTACGTGGTGGACATGTACAAGTGGCTTCTGATCCCACCCGACCGTGACCAGATTGAGGATGTTCACTATCAGAATGAAAAGCTGGAGGAGATTATGACCAAGTATCGTACTAACCAGAGTGCCGCGGCTTCTATGTTCGAGAAGCGCAAGCGCGACATGATGGCACAGCCTCAGCCAGGTCCATACCCATACATCGACCCCTCCGACGAGAATTCCAAGTTTTACACAAAGCCGGATGTGCCTCCCATCCCTCACCCAGCAGAGCTTATCGATGGTCTCAAGATTGAGTTCCCAGACCTGGATATGCCAGCCCTCGTAAAGATTGCTGATGAGCGCATCGCAAAGATTATGGAGGAGCGCAAGATGCCCGCCGTGTCAGTAATTGCTGAGGGTGACGAGTCAAAGGCTGAGGACGACGAAGTCCCCGAGTCTGTTTAATTTCGCTGCGAATATTAGAAAATGTTTTTTAAAGTTTTAGCTTTGGTGTTGATTGCGTTTCTCATGTATATAGCATACGTGAGGTTCCCACCGGCGCCAGCTAGAATATCTCAACCTGTTGCTGCGTACGACAATCAGTTTGAGGTATTTAGGGATATGGAACCAGCCGATCAGACTCGTGAGAATCCGTGGCTGGGATTTTTACAAGAAGATGTTAGAAAACAGAGAACGGGTCCTATTGGTAATTTTGTGGGCTACGACGATCCTTCGTCTAAAGCTCCTTTATATTCTGTGCAGTAGTCCCAGTTCCGAAGGAACTGTCCTCGCTCCGCGGTCTCAAGTCCTACGGACTTGGTCACTTTGCCTGAAAAACAACGGGACGCATATTTGCAAGCAAAAAACCAATCACCATTCCCAACAGAATAAGACCGATTTGATTCTCCTTAAAAGCTTCAAATGGATCCTTCTTCTGTTGTGGGCGTTCTACAAATGTATCAAACTGATGTGGAGAATCCATATGGGAAGGCCACTCATTTTCTGGGAGCGGTGGGGGTGCGCTTCTTGACTGAGACTCGGTGTTTTTTGTCAGGAACGGAAGATTGTCCATCCTCACTATCAGATTCATCACTCTCGCTTTTATCTGCTACAACAAATCCATCCAAATTTCCATCATCATCTGCATCAGATTCATCCTGCTCCTCGTCGCTCTCAGTCTCAATCTCCTCAGAAACATCATCTGGATCATTTGTGTCGTAATCATCAGCATCGTAGTCGTCCTCAACCTTCTCGACAGGCTCGTAACGCGTAGGGGGCTTGGTAGGGCGTCCGGAACGGGTGCGTGTTGCTGGTGCCGAGTCAGCCTCGGCTGCAACCTGTGCAAGAATTTGAAGGGGGGTCGCGTCTGCGGGAATCTCACTCGCTACGCGAGTGGTCTCAGTCTCGTGAATCTGCCGTGCAGATTCACTGCCCGTGAGTTTTGAGGTGCCCCGGGTCGCCCGCATTTTCTATATAATCATCGAATGTATTGTTTAAGTATCTTGGAAAGAAATAAAGACCTTGTGAAATTGAATTTTGATTCAAAATAAATTCTCCTTCGAGCCCCAAATTTGTGGCTATGAGATTGAGTTCTTCCTGTTTCTGCCCATCGTCTGCACGGCGAATCCCGAGTGAAAGATCTCTGATATTTTCTACAGCTGCGTAAAGTGCAGAGGCTGCAGTGTCAAGCTGTTTTGAAGCCGACTGTTCGAACACGCGGAGATTGTCCAAAAAACGCTGCCAGCTGACTGGGTCCAGGCCCGAGTACGGATGGACCATGAGCTCGTACTTCTTGAACCGGGTTTTTGGTCCCATCGGGAAGGAAATCCATAAGAAAAGTAAGAGAAGGACTACCCACAACAGCAACATCATTGAGCTGCTCTACTATTGATGGAGGAAGAATATGTTCACGACCATGAAACTCATTACAGGTGTCCTTGTCAAAGCATCGTTGCGAAATCCGACCTGAATGTATCGAAAACCACGCATGGTTCGACTTGTGTTCGCGCCTGATATTCTCACAGTACTTGGAGTCCGTCTGAACATACCATCCGTCATGATCGTGTCTGTGAACGCGCTTGATGCGAGCCTTCTCCTGACCTGTGAGATATTTCTGTATATATTCCTCAATTCCTGAAATTTCAATGTCAGTCTGTTGAGAGACCGTATTATCGATATCTGTCCTGATTGAAAACAGTTCAACAATTTCAACACTTGGAATCTTTGAAAATTCCCGTGTACTGTTGAGCTGACGCCAGGGAATATATGGGTCGCCTGCAGGTTTCTTATGAGACCAAAGCATCCTAAGTCCTGAACCTCCATAGACAGAGGCATCTATGACAGTGTCCCAAGGTCCTTCACCCAGAGCTTGAATCAATTTTGATCTTAAATTAATTGCTTCGGTCCGACTGACAATGAGGCGCGGCCAGTGTATATGAACACCCGACTTGATGAGAGTGGATGCCTTGCCATCCTCGCCTGGAGGCGAGCCACTCCCGACTGGGCGAGGTCTTGCCTTGGCAACCAGGCACTCTGAAATGTTGTCACCCCCAAGACTTTCATGAATTATAGAACAAAATTGAAGAAGATCTTCATCACTTAATTTTTCTGGAGCCTTATAATCGAGATCTACGAAAAACTTGAATCGATCTGTCTTTTGCTCAACTACAAACAATTTTGATCCAAAATTAATTGCCTGAACATATGCCTGGTGAAATTCTTGGGTTTCCTCCTGAGGAACCATGAGAATTCCACCATCCATGAGAACATGGGTTCCAGACCCTCGCGGGACCTTCCATTTGTCCATTATGTTTAAGACGAGTTAAAACTCTAAGCTTCGCGTCCAAATACTTTCATTCTTCGTCCGAATCCATAGTCAAAAATGCCCAAAATGATTTAGGTTTCTTTGTCTTTGGAGTTTCTTTGACAATTTTAATCTTTTCTTCGATTTCCTCGAGGTCAGCCTCCGCCTTTTCAATCTCGTAGTGAAGCTTACGGAGAGTCATTGCATTTGCAAGGTCCTCGGGTTTCATCGTGGTGTCGTTACACAGCTTGAGAAGGTGTGTAGCGAGATCAATTTTACTTCTCGTCATCTCTATTAAATCTAAAATATTTTAACCACGTAAATTGAACGGAGTCTTGTTTGTTGCCGTTATTGCTTGAAGAAACTCGGGATTTCTGATAACGTGCTGTCGAATCATGGGCCACAAGTTTTGATGTTTAGATATATTTTCTAAACTTTCGAATCTACAGTCGTCATTCTCGTCGTAATTTTTGCGAAAAGGAACCTGATTTCCTTCCATTTTCACCTTTTCT